ATTTCCGTATAATGTTCTATCTAAATTTTCGCCATTGTCTGACTTCTGTGCATATTTTGGTATATTTAAAAATAAATTAAATCCAGCTGAAAAACCTAAGTTACCAGGAACAACAAGTTTAACTCTCTGATTTGTTAAGTTTGTCAATATAGCTTTTCTTTGCAGTATATAATTATGCGTATCTAAATCAAAATTTAAAGATTCTGGATCTCTTTTCTTTATAAATTCAGAATCTTTTCTGAAATAAGAACCTGCATATACACTATGTCTTGCATCAAACTGATCGGTATTATAACCGATACTGGAATTTATCTCAGCAATATTTGGAGATTTATTTAATTTTGATGACGCACCAAATGTATCTTCGTAATTGGTTGTTCTTTTTATAAATGTTCTTGTTACTGGATCTATACCATAGAAAGTTCCAGCATAAACACCGTCTACAACATTTTTAATAGAATCAAATTGTTGTATAACCTCAAAATGCCTTGCACCATACATTTTTCTGGTAAGATCATTGGTTGAAGTATTTTTCACATCAAAATTAATTGTTGCAACAGGATCTTGTTTGAGTAATGTATTTAAACTAGCGTAGTTATATCCTAAAACGTTTTCAAAAAATAAAAATCCTGGAAAATAATTTTCGTCTACCGATCTTTGTGACATCCAATTAATAGCTTCAAATGGCGATAGCAATGGCACAACAATTTTTCTTAAACCATAAGAATTATCAAATGTACCAAACATTTTTGTTGTTGGCACATTTAAATAATCTTGTAGTATTTTAACTACAGCTTCTGAATATGTTGAAGTGAAGAGCTGAGATACTTTTCTCTGCAATGAAATAAAAAACTCTTCAGAAATAAAATGTAAAACATAATTTTCTGATGTGTCGTTTAATCTTGTTCTATTTGTTTGTTTATGTACCCTAAACTTTTTTTCTATTTCCAAAAAATCTTTATTCTTAGAAACTTTCATTTGTAAAATTTCAGTGCCATCAAATAGAAAACTATCAGTTAGTCCTAAAGAATCATTGATTAATATGTTGCCACTTACAGAAGGACTAAAAAGAGAATCGAATAGATTGAGTTCTTGGAATACTCCTCTCAAATCCAATTTACCAACTTTTGTATAGAGGAATAATTCTTTTATTTCAAAATCTAAAGAAGAATCTAACTGATAACTCATATCGTATTTTTAAATTCCTCAAAAACCGTATCTACAAATTCTCTCTTTAAAATTTTAATTGATCTTTTAGATTCGTTCGTTTCAACTTCATAATCATAAAATGATTTTGTACTTTTTGTTTTCTTAACTTCTATTGGTGTTCCGTCGGATAGAGTATAATTTTCTGTTGAGTTTACAGTATTTGCGTATGTCGAAGAATCAAGATAGATCGTCTCTTCATCATATTCAGAAGTATTTAAATTTGTTTTTCTTTCGGTCAAAACATAATCTTTTGTGTTTGATTGTGCCCACTCTAAACCTGTTTCATTGTTTGCAGTATCAGCCTCAGATAGATATTTTGCATCAATAAAATCAATTAAACTTTCTGTCGATAAAACCCAATCAAATTGTGGGTGTAGTATACTATTGTAACTTAAAATGATCCAATGGTATTCTGGATTTCCATAAAATTTATGTGCAACAATTTCTGGAGTTTCTCCATCTTGAACATCGTACTCGTAGAATACGGCCGAATTCGTTTTAAACTTTTCATCAAACGCAAAAGTTCTCGTCAAATTTGTAGCATAAACCTCAATGTTGTTATTTGAAACCGCATAATAAGTTTTTGGAAAATGTTTGAAAAAATTAGCCATTTTTATCTTACGTGAAAGAGTTTCTTATGTCCGAATTCATGTTGTAGAAATTATCTTTGGTCATAAATTCAACTTCTTGGAATCCAAGAGATAAACGAATTGCAACCGGCATTCCAGTTCCACCTAAAGATGGACTAAACTCTCCAGGTTTTTCATATGACGACCAACCATTTGGTGCATAATCGGTATCTATTGTTGTCAGAATACAAGTGGAAATCTTAGGTATATTTTCATTCTCACGGCCATTGTAATAGAATTTAATGTCGAATTCTGATGGCGGCACTAAAAAGAAAGCACCTTGACCTTGTTTAATTTCTGGTGCTTGGTGAAATCTTAATCTAGAAATGATGTTCTGTACTTCTTTTGCTTCAGCTGAACTTCTTGGGTAGAACATAAAATCAAATCTAAATGATCTAAATTCTGGTGAAGAATATACCAATTCGAGTTGCGGGTTTACGACCAATCCAGTCAATGACTGGAAAGCTGCAGCACCGGCACCTTCTCCAAAAAGTGCAGTAGCGCCTTGTCTTCCAAGAAATGTTGCAAAATTATTTGCGGCACCTTTGATATCGCCACCCATCAGCTTCTTAAACGTTTCTGATGCGCCAGATAATATTGCAGGTAATCCTTGCATATTAACTGTGGAATATTGTTGATTGTGCGTAAAATTTAAAGTGTCTGGCATGTAAAGAGCAATCGTATCTGTCGTTCTACGAATCGTTCTGACAGATTTCTGATTGTCTAAAATAAGAGATTGATCAATTTTAGCTTTTTCTGTAATTAGTTTCGTCAACTCTTTTGCATCATTCGTTATGTTTTGCAGTGCTGTTTTTGCACCAAACGTTTGTTGGTTCTGCACAACAGATGGCACATCATTTGTTGTTTGCGATGGAAATTGAGTTTTAGTCTGCTCATTGATATGAATTACCATATAATGCGCTTTATCTGGACTTCCAAGATCAATCGGATATCTGTACGTATGATAATCATATTGCGATCCAACAAAATAATCGCTAACAAATCCATCGGGAGTGTTATCTATTTTTATATCCGTAAGGTTAAAGATGGCCATTTGATTTCCTAAGTTGACTAGATATTATTTATGTCATATAAAGGAAGGTTTTCCCCAAAGAATCCTAAGAAATACAATGGTGATCCGTCAAATATCATCTATCGTTCAACTTGGGAGCTGAGGGTAATGAAGTGGTTGGATGACAACCCAAATATCATCTGGTGGGCATCGGAAGAGTTACCGATACCATACCGTTCGCCTATTGATAACAAAATACATCGTTACTTTCCAGATTTCATCGTCAAGGTCAAACGGAAAGACGGTCTGGTGATGACGTATGTTTTGGAAGTAAAGCCGGAATCTCAGACACGGCAACCAGTCAGGAAACGCAAAACCAAGCGGTTCATTGAAGAGTCGGTAACATATGCGGTAAACCAAGAGAAGTGGCGGGCAGCCGACATATTTTGCCAAGAACACGGCTGGCAATTCAAGGTCATAACAGAGAAAGACCTAGGACTATAGCATAAATAGACGATGGCAAGTCTATTAGATAGAATACAAACATCTCTCGCAAAAGAAGGTCTGGCTCCAAGAAGTCGCCAGGCTCGTGCATGGTTGCAAGCAAAGATTCAGAATATGAATCCATCGCAACAATCATTGATGAGAGATAAAGACCGAACTACAACAACACCATTCATCGGTCATATGTATTTCTTCTCTTATGACCCAAAAACAAAAGATAAGTTAGCCTTCTATGATACTTTTCCTTTGGTGATACCTGTTGAACAGTATGCAGACGGCTTTTTAGGATTAAATCTGCATTATATTCATCCAAAAGAAAGAATGGTATTATTAGATAAAATGGATGATATTGCGAGTGACCAAAGTTACAGTATGAATACCAGATTAAGAATTAATTACAATTATTTGAGAGCAGCAACAAAGGCATTTGAAGCTAGACCGTGCATTAAAAAATATCTTTATAAACAAATCAAATCTAGATTCGTTGAGATATTTGCTGATGAATGGGACATTGCTTGTATGTTACCTATGGAAACTTTTGTCGGTGCTACAACAAACAAAGTATACGCAAATTCAAGGACAAAATTCTAATGACATTCGCACCAAGTTTATTTCTCTCAAACATTAAAGCGAAAGATGGTTTGGCCAGACCAAATCGTTTTCAGGTCATTCTTCCAATACCAACTTATATCAATTCATTTATTGAGCAAGGTGTATTAGAACAACTTATTAATTTACCTAACACTTTAGTGACAGATATCACAAGTGCAATTACAAATGCTTTAGGTAGTAATCCAGATGATCCGCAATCAAAAACAAGTAATGCATCTATTTCTAGATATCTGTCTCTACAATGCGAAACAGCCGAATTACCTGGAAAATCCTTGACTACCGCTGATGTTAAAATTTATGGACCAACATTTAAAGTACCATATCAAAAACAATTTGCCGAAACAACGTTAGGGTTTTTATCGACAAACGATTTTTATGAAAGAAAAATTTTCGATCGTTGGATTGATGCAATCATGCCATCATCGACAAACAATTTAAGATTCGCAAAAGATAACGATACCAGATATCTAACAAATATCAAAATTATTCAGTATGATGATTTTATTAAACAGATTTATGCAGTAGAATTAATTGATGCTTTCCCAATTGCTGTTGCAGCACAACCACTTTCTTGGTCTGACGATAACTTCCATAGATTGTCAGTTCAATTTAGTTATCAAAAATATAGGACAATTTATGAAGGACAATATGATTTGGCGCAAGCTGCAGCTTCTATTTTCGGTTCAAAGGCTGCAAATTTGTTTGATAAGGTTTTTAGATTTTAAATGGAGATACTATGTTACCAAAAATTGATGTGCCTGTATATGATTTAAAGTTATTATCAACAGGTAAAAAAGTAAAATTTAGGCCGTTTACAGTTAAAGAAGAAAAGTTG